GAAGGAAGCGGCGCAGCAAGTAGTTGTTCTTGCAGGCCTCGTTCACCACATCTTCGGCGCTCGTCAGGAACGACGGGCCGGTGGTGTCAATGAAGTCAGTAAAGGTGTTAAGTGCAGAAGCCATCTCTTTCTCCTAGTGAGATGCCCTAGCGGCCCGTCAGCCGGCGAGCTCGTTCCACCCGGTCCGGTGCGTCACTCTCAAGCAGAGCGAGGACTTGGTCCTCAATCTGCTCCGCGCTGAGAGCGGGCGCCTCCGGGCTGACGCCCGTCGCTTTGGCTGGCGTGCCATTAGTTCGAAGGTTACGAATCTGAGTTTTTGCAGACTCGGCCTCTTGCTTGAGCTGGTCACGGAACTCGAACGCAATCGCATCCTCCATCAGACCACCGAGATCCCTGTGGCTCTCGGTGTCGTAGAGCTTGTTCATGCGCGTGAGCACGCGGTTCCAGTCGTCGCTCGAGGTGTCTGCGACCTGCGGATACCGATCCGCAAGCCGAACGCGCGCTGACTCGATCTGCTGGTTCGCAATGAAGTTCTGCATCGCCATGACTTGGTCTTGCAGGGGCTTCAGCAGCGAACTGTAGGACTCTGCCAGCAGTTCGGCGCCTTTCTCGTCCAAGCCGACATAGTCCGCGAACTGCTTTGCTGCCGCTTGCAGGTGGGCCTCTGCGGGTTGGCGTTTGGTGGCCTCTGCTGTGGTGGGCTCCTCACGCTCCGTTTGGCTCTGCTCAGGCTGCTCGGCGTCCTTGGGCTGCTTAGACTCGTTAAGCATCCGATCCACATCGGACTGCACCTTCTTGCGATGGGCAGCCAGACGCGAAATGGCCTCGTCGCTCAGAGCGGCGAGATCCTCTTTGGAGAACCCGTCGCGTCGAAGGACGCTCCAAGCCTCCTCCAGCTCATCCGTGTCGATGGTGCTGGGTTTCTCCGGCTCCTCCTCGTCGGCAGCTTCCTCGGCAGGTGCCTCGGGTTCGGCTGCTTTATCTGAAGGCTCCGGTGTAGTGTCTTCGTCGTCCCCGTCGATCTGCATGAGGTACGCATCCTCACGCTCGTCGGCGGTGGGCTCGGCCACAACCTCAGGTTGCGGCGCTACGGCGGTGTCGATAGTGTCCGGGTTGGTGTCGGTCATCAGAGTTGGTCGTATTCGATGGTGATGCCCTCTTTGTCACGCGCACGGGCCATGCTGTTCTCGATCTCCCGGCGGTTGGTGAACACCGGGCGACCGTCCTTGTCGAACTGGCCCTTGTGGTGCTTCCAGTTGCGAGGCAGTTGGTTGCTGGCGAAGTTGGGCGTCTTCTTGACGATGATTCCGAAACGCTTGCTCATCGGTTGCTCTTGCGGCGGTTTACCTTGCGTGACACGACCCGCAGGTTGCGCGGCCCGTTGGATCCACCCTTCGAGAGGGGGCGTTTGTGGTCGATCTCCTTCCCATCGCCTTTGGTCACCTTGCCGGCCCGGACGGCTGCGCGGCGAGCCTTGTTGCGTTGAGCTCGCTGCTTCTTCGCCTTGCGGCTACTGTGGTACTTGCGGTACTCAGCGTTTGCCACGGGTCCTCCGCTTCTGGCCCGGGTTGATCCGGGCTGCCCGAGTAGCCTTGGCGGCTTTTTTGGTGTTCCTAGCGACCTGTTTCCCTGCCTTGGTTGCCTTGCGCTTTGCCCTAGTGGTAGCAGCGTACTCCGACGAGGAGAGGCTTGCAATTGCCCTGGCGGGCATGTAACGCTCCCCGGTTGCCTTCGGACCCTGGGTCGAGGGCTTGCCGGATTTCGTCCGCCACTTCTCCGCCGTCCAGTTCTTCAGGGACTTTTGCGACTTCTTCATGGGCATCAGTCTCTGTAGCCTCCGCCCGCTTGTTTGTAGGCCGTGGCAAGCATCTGGGCTTTTCGGGCAGACCATTGCCCGGGACGCCCCCCCTTGCCACCAGCCTTGATGCGCTCGAACAGGCGCTTCCGCATGGTGGGGCGGGTGTAGTTCCCTGCCTCGTTGACCCGGCTCTTAGCCACGACGCCTCTGGAGGGTTCCGGCCTTCTTCTTGGTGCCCGCCTTCCGGGCGTACTTCTTCTCCGTGATGGCCGCGTCTCTGGCGCTCTGCTTACGCGAGTGGGCCTGCGCTGCTTCCCTGCTGCCGAACTCCTTGTATGCACCGCTGCGCTTGGCCGCGACACGCATGCCAGCCTCGGTCTTGTAGGTGCGGCCAGTCAGCCTCGAGATGGTCGGCGCGTAGTAGTACTTCCCGGGCTTGCCGGGGACAGCCTTGACGGTGCCAGCGCGAGTGACGCTGTAGCCCTCTTTGTCCTCGAAGACGCGGCGTCCCCGCACCTTCATCGGCTCACCCTGCCGGTTCTTCACCGGCCTGAGACGGTCATCGTTCGATTTGCCCATGTAGCGCGTGGTTGCAGTAGGGGCAGTCGGGGTCAAAGGTATTCGCGGCTAGCGCGTCTACCCGGTAACCGGCTAGCGCGATCTGCTTGTCCACGCGCTGGACGGTCGTGAAGATCCATGTGACAAGGCCGAGTACCAGCCCAGTCATGATGGTGTTCAGGTCGATCTTGACGGACATGGTTACCACTTGACTTTGTTGGCCCACCACGCGGCGGACATCTTGCCCCTGGCTATGTTCTTAGCGTGACGATCCTTGAACGCCTTCCGCTGCTTGGCGTTTTGGTTCGTCTTCGCACCCTGCTCCCCGAAGCGGATGAGCTTCACCTTGTCGCCCTCCTTCGCCACAACAACATGGCTCTTGGTCGGGTGGCTCGGCGTCCGCTTCGGCTTGTTGTAGCCAGACACGCCCGCGCGGGTGAGTCGGCTGTCTTTCTTCTTGGGAGTCGGCATCACATTGCTGAGTTCATGCCTTGGACGGCCGGGGGTTGACCAACCGGGGCTTGCTGCACCATCTCGTTGAGCATCTGCGCCATCTGCTGGCCCGCCATGGGCACCTGCTTGCTCGGCGGCGCGTCAGGCTTCACGCCCTTCATCCCAGAGTCTTTCTCAAGGCGGGGCTCCATGCTCGTCACAGCGTTCATGACCGTCGCCTGCCTCTGCATCGAGACATCCTCGGCCAAGCGGCGCAGAAGGTTGTCGTCAACAAGCTGCGCCATGTCGGGCATGTTCATGGCGTTGCCAATCTTGTTGAAGTGGTCCTTCCACGGGTAGTCCGGGTAGACCTGCATGAGCTGCAGGCTGTTCAGCAGCATCGAGTGCATCTCAAGCGCACGCTTCTGGGCAAGGCCCTCCGAAGCACGCTCCATGCTGTACGGCTCGATCTCTAGCTCCAGATCCTCGAAGGTGTAGTCACCCGAGGTGTGCCCACCGCCACGGAAGACAACGCTCGCGCCCTTCGGTAGGGCTAGGCCCTCCATGGCCTCGCGCCCAATCGGGAACACGATGTTGTCGTCGTGGTACATGTAAAAGGCGACCTTGCGCAGCATGTCCACCACGCAGTCCGTGAAGGTCTGCTTGATGAACGCGATGCGGGTGTTGGCTGCATCGGACGCAATGCTGTGCTCGGTCGCCGTGCCCTGGCCGCTAATCGCTCCACGCAGCGCCTCGTCCATGCCTAGCACGCGGTCTGCGCGCTGCCGGCAAGTGGCAATCCAGTTCGCCTGCTGGTCCGTCTGCCCGCCCATGACGAACTCCTGCACCAGCGCCTTGCCGTCCTCGAAAGGAACGACCGCCACATAGTCATGCTCGGTGTTCTTGATGAGCTGCGCCGTGCGCGGGTCGTTCACGCCCACGATGCGCTTGTGCTTCATCATGCTCGAGGACGCCGCCAGCACATGATCGTTCAGGTCGCGCACCTGCGCTTCGACCGCAGTCAGCGGCGACAGCGGGTAGACATTGTCGGGCACCTTGTAGGCGCCGAACACCACATAAGGCCCAGTGCGCGGCCCGTAGTAGGGGCGCGGCTTGCGCACGAAAGTCGATTTCGCGTCGTCGTCGGCGTATCCCAGGGCTTGATTGCAGCCAAGGGTGTAGATGACGCCATTGAACCCTGCGCTTTCGCCGGGGCTGTCTTCCAGCTCCGCTTCCGGCACATAAATCTCGTAGCACCAGACCTCGTCCCGATCCGGCGTACCTTCATACCCATAACCGTGTTTCCGGTTGGGGTTGTCCTGTGCGCTGAGTGACTCAATGGCGTCAATGTCCCAGCCCTGCTCGGGGTTGCTCGTCGCAAGGTCCAGCAGGTCCTCCTTGTCCATGCACCACATGTGGCCCATGAACCGCGCGCTCGCCACGCGCTCCGCCTCGGGGTCAACAAAGAATCGGCGCGGCGCGATACGCTCGCATGTCGGCCAAGTCTGCGTCTCTGCCGGCCCGAACGGCGTTCTTGTGGGGTATGCGTACTTCTTCTTGTGATCCGGGCGGACCAGACCTACGCCGAAACCCAGCAGCATGTCGCTAGCGAGCTCCACAAGCACTTTCCGTAGGCTGGCATCGCGAGCCCAGCGGTTCATGCCGTGTCGCAGCGCCTCGGCCACATCTTGCTGGGGGCCAGGACGGCGCGACTCGACCTGCACGCGCGGGTTATCGAACACCAGCCGGGGCACCATCAGCGAGATGTACTCGTAGTAGGTGTTCTCCGGGCTGTACTCCGCCGAGAACTCGCCGCCCTTGTCGTAGAACGGCCCGGTGTAGCGCGCCACCTTGTCCTCATACCCCTCGAGGTGGCGGTCACGGAACTCAATGGCGGCGTTGATCTCCGCCATGAGGTTGGTGCTGGTAGTCTTGAGCATTAGTTGAACTGCTGGGCGTGGACTTCAGAGTGATTCAGCAAATCGCCAAGGCTGCCCTCTGGGTAATCGGGGATCTGGATCTCCATGCTCATGTCACGGTTCCACATGAACATCGCCGCGTATCGCAGGCAGTCCACGGCGTGATCGGAGCAGGTCGGGTCGGGGCGTTCTTTGCCCGGGGCGCCGTCGCGGCTGCGCGCCCAAGTGTAGCTGGAGATCTCCTCCTCCAAGCAGGTGGGCTTCTTGGCGTCTGTGCGCGCCTTGTCGCGTACAAGCGAGCTCCCACGACAGATGTAGATGCGCGGGCCGTGATCGACCTTGCTCAGGCCCCAACGGACCATGTCGATACCCGTTTTAATCGAGTTCTTCGCCCTCCGGGCGATTCGGCTGCCATCACGGCCCCGCGCAGCACCTAGCCGGTCGTTGAAGACCTTGATGTACTCCGGCTCGCTGGGGTCGCACACCAGCGCAGACAACGGGTAGTCTTCATTTGCGGCCATGACTTGCTCCGCCCACCAGTCGCTGGTCTCGCCGGTCTTGTAGATCTCCTGCACGCGGTACATGCGCTGATCGTTGACCGCCCAGATCTGCAAGCAACCAGGGTGCCGCAAGCCTTTGTCGTAGGACCCGAAGTACCACTTCGGCTCCGGCATGTCCTCGGGGTCGATGATGTGGACCGCAGGGTCCCAATCCTCGAAGATGATGCCGTCTTCGCTGGCCCACTTGCCCTCGTACATGTTGGCGCGCCGCGTGCCGGTCAGCTTCGCGAGGACGCCGAGGACATAGTGCTCGCCGTTTTTGGTCCATGTGCCCTTTTCGTGGTCGAACCACGCAGGGTTATCTTCGTGTCGAGAGAGTAGCCGGATCCGCTTGTCGCGCTTGTGGCGATCCGGCACCTCTCGGAACCCCTGAGGGAAGTGCGTGTTCAGCCAGTGGAACTCGCCTGCGGGGTTGGTGTCGGCCACCCGCATCTGCCACGGCATCTTGAAGTTACGGTTCGCACGCGCCAACCATTCCCAAGAGTCTGATGTGATCTCTCGCGCCTCAAAGACGCAGATCACATCGTACTGTGTCGAGAATGTCTTCGACGGTTTGTCCAGACCCCCGATAACGACATGCGAACCGTTTGGATAGTGGTAGTTCTGGCGTGTGTTGCGGGCGCTGGTGCCGTGGATCGCCGGGTGTCCGGGCCACAGCACCTCGGTCTCCCACTCAACGAGCACCGATTCGGCCATCGACTCGCGCGTTTGGCGCAGCATCAGCACGCGGATGCCGGCGTAACGCTCGCAGAGGTAGTTAATCCACTCCAGCAGAGCCCGGGTTTTGCCCGTACCCGCCGGCCCCTCGAGCAATAGCTCGTTAGGCTGCAAGCTCCACAGCTCGCGCGCCGCCCCGTAGGGGGTGTATTCGTGGACAACCTCTGTCTGTGCCTCGGTCATACCGACAACATAGACCTGACATAAAGCAGGAACGGCCAGCGGATGTAGCCGTCAGAGGTTGTTTTGACGCTGAACTCGACGCGATAGCGATGCCCAGCCTCAAGCTCGACCCAGTCAACGCCTTCGCTGCCACCGTCTAGATTGGTAACTTTGAGCTGGAACCGAAAGTTGTAGCCTTGGTCGTC